ATTAAAACCTATAATACTTTGGTTAGGATTGCCATCTACTGAATAGGTATATTGTAAAGTACTTCGTTCAGGTAATAAGTCAAACGATGTTGTTCCTCCAGTTGAATATCCCCATGCTGGTTGGTGTGTTTGTGTAGTAAAACCGTTTCCTACTAAACTTAAGGTACTATTTGGTAATTGATCTAATACTGATGCCATAATTATTTTATTTTTATATCAATAAATATTGTGTTATGCTAGTTTATATGAACCTTGAGTTAAAGTTGTTCCTATTTGTTTACCATCCATATATAAATTTGTATCTTTAGAATATAATTTATCAATGGAAGTTTTAACAGAATTTATAGCAGCTATCATTGGTGTTAAATCTATATTATTATTTATAGATTGTTGTCCTTTATTTAAATTTGTACCAGCTATTACAGTATCATTATTATTTAAAGCTACAGCACCTTCTGGATGTAATATCATTCTTTGTCCATACCCGGGTGAAACAACGTCATCACCCATTGCGGCTGATGCTCCTGATAGTCCAAAACCACTACCAGCACCTATTAAAGCTGGTATCCATCCTAGCCCTCCAGTAGCTACACCTATTCCTGCTCCTACTAATGTACCTAAAAGAAGTTTTACAGCAGTAGAACCCATTAATTCTGTCAAACCAGATATTATTTTAGCTATTTCTCCTGCTATATCACTTACTACATCAAGCATTACACCTAATGGACCTGCTAATAAATTTCCAATTAAACTAGTTAATTTTTCAATACCTTTATTGAATTTATCTTGAGCATTTTGTCTTTCTAAGGCCGTTCTTGCTTCTTCTTCTGTTACTTGAGCAAATGATTTACCACTATCTAAAGCTTGTTTTTGTAATTGTAATTGATTAGATAATTGATCAACATTTAATCCTAATGCTTCTGCATATGAACGACGAGCAATAACATTTAAATTCTCAAACTTTTGAAGTGTCATTCCTTGATTAGATAATTCCTTAGCTAATGTTATTTGATCACCAGTTAATGCAGCTGCTCTAGCACGTTCAAGGTTCATTTGTTGACCTATTAATAATTCAGACTTTAATTCACTTTCAATTGATGTTTCCCAATTAAGTAAAAAGTCACCTTGAGATTTTGTTTGTTCAAGCGAAGTACCTAAAGCTTTCATTTGAACTACCGCTTTAGCAATTGTTTCTGGATTATATCCTAAATTTACAGCTAATTCGCCGGAAACTTTAGCCGCCTCAGTTAAAGCCGTTTTAAAATTGATTCCTACTTTAAGTTGATTTCTTGCTGTTGTTAACCCCTTAACAAAGGAACGATATGTTTCTTCAGAAGTTTTATTATTTACAATAGCAAATTTATTGATTTGTGCAGCATCTTCTGCTTGTAATCCAACTTGCTCTGTTAATTTTATTTGAGTTGATAGTTGATCAGTAGTGTATTTATATGCTAAGCCTGTTGATGCACTTAATTGTCCAAAAGCTTTAACTAAATTTTCTGTAGTAACATTTATATTACCTGATGATAATTCTATTTTTGATAATGTTTCTCTATAATATTCCCCTTGGATACCTAATGCTTTACCTAATTCTACTGCTTCAGCATTAGCTTTAAGAGCTTTAGTCATGAAAAACATAAATAACGTAACGGGATCTAATAAGCTTTTTGATATACCGGCTCCTATACCCTTAACACCGGCATTTAATACACTCATCTTAGTAGCATCTGCTTTAGCAGCAGCTATATTCATTTTGGTTAAAGCTTCTCCACCTTCTAATATTTTTCCTAAAAATGGAATCTTACTTGATGAAGCTAAAAATTTTCCAGTTAAACCTACTTTTTTATTTATTTCGTTACTAAAATCTAATTGTTTTTTAAGAAGCTGATTTTGGGTTTCATATTGTTCATTTAAATCTGCTTGTAAACTTATTAATCTAGCATCATCTACTAGACCATTATCTTTTAACATTTGGATATTTCTTGCTTGAGCCAACTTTTGCATTTCTAAATTTAAAAGTTGCTTAGAAATATCTTTAGATTTATTTTGACCACTTAATATTCCTAATGTATTTTTTAAAATACTATCAGAATTTTTAGCCATTCCTCTAATACTTCTTTCTAAATTTTTAGCATATACATCGGCTATTCTTTCAGTAACACCTCCAATATTTTCAAATGCTTCTTCTATTTTTCCTTTAAGAAGCACACTAATACTTGTCAGAGAATCCTCTAAAATAGATAATTCTCTGTTTAAATCTTGTATATTATTTGGATCAGCCATATATTAATAAATATATTAAAAGCACCTATTTTTTGATAGGTGCCTTAGTTGTATATGTTGGTTTATTACCAATATCGGGTTTTGAAACTTTTTTATCAGGATTTGTTTTTAATAATGATTGTTGAGATTCTGCTTTTTCATTTTGTTGTTCAAAATATTCTCTTATTAGATTGAACGTTGTTCTACGTAACCATAGAGGCATGTTATATACAGTATCCCAATTATATCCACCATTTCCATGAAATACTATTTCATGTATTTGTTTAAATAGAATAGGTCTATACTCCAAAGTCAGGCCAAAAAAAGCTAAGATTAATTGGAATATTTATACCCTCCCCTGTATAATTAATATCTTCAGGAATATATTTCATTTGAATATCAGGTTGAATTTTAGCATAGTATTCACGTAAAGCTCTAGCATCTGGTGCTAACATATTATCAACATATGAACGAATATCTTTTTGTTCACGTAATCCATTAACTGATGTTATAATGTATTTTAATCTAGTGGTTATATCATATGAATTATTAGGATTAATTTTCTTCATACCTTTTACTTCAGCTTCAATTTTCTTTTCATCACCATGAGTAAGTAATCTAAATGTTATAACATCTCCTGTTTTAGGTGTTGTAAAAGTAAATTCATTTATTCCTGTTTTGAATAAAGATTCATCTAACTCTTTTTCTTTTAATTTAGATAAATCTACTTTTGCTTGTAATTCATGTTTATTTTCATCCAAATATTTAAATGAATATTCAGCTCCATAACCTAATACACGAGCAGCAACTAATATTGCGTTTTTATCTCCTATTAATAAATCATCATAGTTAATAGGTGTAATTATTAATGCTTGTAATAATCTGTCTATTACAGAACCATTTGCAATATAATTAGCATTAGTAAGAATATCTTCATGACGAGCTGTCATATAACACATTTCTACTTCACCTTTTGAAAGTGGTGATTCTTTTGGATACAATAAACCTTTTGAAGGTAACGAAACTGTTTCTGTTGGTAATTTTAATTCAGTCATAAATTTTATTTATTTTGTATATAAATATATAAAAAATCCCCCTTATACAATATTCTCTAATAAAGTTTGTTTAACTTGTTTTATATTATTATTTATATCATTTTCCCAAAAACGTAATAATTTATAACCATTGTCTTTAGCCCATTGTGTTTTAAATTTATCATTTTTTATATTTATTTCTTGAGTTTTACATAAAGGTATATCATATTCTTGAGGATTACAATGCCAAAAATCTCCATCTACTTCAATTAATATATTATGTTCTGGTAAGTAGAAATCATATATTTTATTTATACTTTCTATATAATACGAATGAGTATAATTTATATTTAAAGATACTAATATTCCTTCAAAAAAATATTCTAATTTAGAACGTTTATTTTTACCATTTTTTAATATATTTTTAATAGCAGTTTTACTCATTTTATTTTTAGTAAATTGACTATGAGTTCTACCTACTCCAAATCCTTTAGGTTTAGGTTTAGGTATTCCTTTAACAGCTTTAGATATTTTTTTACCTAATTCTATACCATCCCTATTTTTAATAGCTTGTTTGATATAATCATATTCACCAGAAGTAAACTTAGCTTTACGTGTTTTAATTATAGCATCTACACGTTTTTTAGCTTTCGGATCTCCAAAATGGCCTGGAACTCGTGATTGATGTCCATGTATCCATTTACAAAAATCTTTTAATTTAGCTTCATAACGTGTTTCTTTTCCACAACCACATTGACATAATGGATGAATTCCATTGTATTTATCTTGTATTATTTTATCTTTTTTGAGCATAAAAAATCCCCTTTGTTTATTATAAATATACAAAGAGGATATAAAAATTGGCTTTGGGTTATTGTTTTTTAAACCAAGGTTAAAAATTGAGTATACAATAATCCATAGTGATAGTAGTACTAATAGAGATATATGAATCAGAAGCCCAATCATAATCACCAAATTTAGCTGTTTTAACGAAAGCACCTTTGATTATCCACTCACCAATAACATCACCTACAGGACCTAAAGCATTCATTGTTAAATCTTTTTTATAAAAGTCAGAATAACCATCTCTACCTGTTACTGATTCGTGAGCTAAACGAGCCCATTCCATTACAGCTTGAGCACCACTCGGTGTAATTGGATCATACATTTCCATACTCATGTCATCCCATCTAACTTTACCTTTTATTTTACGGTAAACGTTAATGTGATCTAATGTTATTTCACCAGCATCAAAACCAGGAGCGCTAGCTTTTTTAATTAAGTATGCAGGAATACCATCTATATACATTATAAAACGATTTTGAACTTTTGGTTCAAAAGCAGTAAACATAATTTCATTAGGATCTAATATAGGCATTTTATTTGTTTTTTATTTTATTGTTATATATTAATAAATATATAAAATGAAAAGAGCCTCAACATCTTGTGTTGAAGCTCCATTATTATTATTAAGAAAATTGTGCGCCTGTTGGGCTTAAGTTGAAGTTTAATATAATAAATTCAACAGTTTTTGCTGGTTGGATATATATTTGTCCAACTAATTGATTTCTATCAATTACATCAGCAGTATTATTAGAATCATCCATTTCTACTTTATAAGCATATAAACCTTGTCTTTGAACTACTGATTCAAGGAATGGATTAACTTGAGATAAGAATCTATTTCTTGTTACAGTAGTATTTTGTTCGAACACTAATGTATTTGATATTTTTCCTATTTCACGTTTTAAAGCAATTAATAAACGTCTTACATTTACTCTATCTAATGATGTTGGTTTACGTTGTAATGTTTTTTGTCCGTAAATACAAACACCACTACCTGGGAAAGTTGCTATTGGATTTACATTTCCACTATATAATGTATCTCTTTGTGATTGTTGTAATCTACGTTCTACTAATAAAATTGAAGGTATTCCACCTCTATTTAAACCAGCAGGAGCAAACCATTCAGCACCAACTTGATCATTAAATGCTAATACACCACCAACAACTGTTGAAGGAGGACACCATACAGCTTTTCCTAAGTTAGAACTATATAATTGAACCCAAGGATAATATGTAGCACCATAATTACTTGATGAACCTGCAGCATTTGTTGTTGCAGCTACAACAGCTGTTCCAAATACTCCATTATCTACAATAGCAATAGCATCACCTCTACTTTCAACACAAGCAATCATATCATCAGAAGCTGAACCATCTAATCCCACACCAGGAGCTAATAATACATTAAATTGATATTCATCTTTATTTGATAATAAAGTAAATGCTGTATTATAATCATTAGGAGAGAATCCTTGAATATTACTTGTTGTAATATTTTCATTCATTAATTTTTGAGCACTTGTATCAACAGCACCACCGCTAAATGATCCACCAAATGAACCACTTCCTACTGTAGGTAAACTTCCACTATATTGAGTTGATTTGAAATTACCATTATTATCTATTGAATCAACATTAGGTGTTGTTACAGAAGCTACACGAATATATTGAGAGTTATTTTTATAACTACCTGTATAATTTACATATGCATTAGTAACATCATAAACTGGTTTTAAATCACCAATAACACGAGATACATAGTTAGGTAATTGAGGGTCTAAACTCATGTTAGCCCAAGTTTCTAATATATTCTTTTGAGAATTATTATCATCTCCACGACGTACTACTAAAGTAAATGTACCACTTCCTGTATTAACATTTGTTACTTCCCAACGTACATTATATGACGAACCGCTTGCTAAAGCACCACTAACTAAACTTGAAGTATTATTCATTTGATCACCCCAAGCTAAAGTTTCAAGAACTAATTGTGTTGTACTACCACTAGTTACATTAGCTTGAGCATATGTTCCTACATTAGCTGAGCCACTGATTATTCTAGTAACTAATAATGTTTGTCCACCATTAGAAAAATATTCTTTCGCAGTCATTGATGTAAAATATTCATAATAATAACTACCACTTTTGAAGACATCTCCAAATAAAGATAAATATTGATTATAATTTGTTACATAAGTAGGTACATAAGGGCGACCTTTTACTGTAGGACCTACAATAGCGGCACCTATACTTTGTGGAGTTTGAGTGTATAATGATTGATCAGATTCATTCTGGAATACACCCGGAGAAATTATTGTTTCTGCCATTTTATATGTTTTGTTTTAATTTATTATTGAAATTATCTAATAATAAATATTTACAAAATCACATAAACATAATATTGTTTAAAAAGGAGTTATAATTCCATCTACAGGATTAATATTACCGTTTCCATATTTTTGTTGAAGACTTTCAATTAAAATCTTTTCTTTTTCAACTAATTTTGTTAAATCTGATACTATATTTTTCTTTTCTTTTGTTAATTCAGATTCAGTCATATTCAAATTTTGTAATTGAGATTCAATACTACCTAAATCAAATATAACTTGATTATATTGTTTTTGTAAATCTTGAATAGATTTTAACTCTTCGAGTTCTAATTTTTTAATTTCAGACATATTTATTTATTTTAACCATTTTTGTTTAGGACATTCTTCTTTCCCGTTTTTAGATGAGAATATTTTTTATTTAAAGGATAATTACATATCTCACAC